AAGTGGTCTCCCTATCAGGAGATTGAGCTATTTGAGCAGAAAACAGTTGACCAGATACGGTTTCGTGCGAAACCTGCGGGCAATGAACTATTTAAGCTTGCCGAGATATCGGCATATCAGGAGGAATTAGGCATGGCAAAGACGTTTGAAGTGGTATACCAAGCTGCGGGTGCCGCTACCGGCAAGACGATACAGATTGATGTCTACAAGCCGGACAAGACTCTTGACGCTGCGCAGTCTGGCGAGGCGACCGAGATTGGGACCACGGGGCGCTACTACAAGTCCTTTGACGCCGATGCTCCTGGCTGGTCGATTCAATGCAGTGACGACGACGGAGGCAAAGCAGTCAAACACTACGGCCCAGATGTCTACGATGCCGCTGGAGTGACGGATGTCGTGGCTGATGTGCAAACGGCTGTGGACGCCGTGGCCTCGGCGATTGCTACACTGGATACTGCTGTTGGCGGCGTGAGCACGGATATCGGCGCTGTGGCCGGGGACGTGACGGACATCAAGACCGTGACCGATGGCCTGAGTGCGGCGCTCGGGGCCATCTCGGACAAGGTTGATGCCCTCGAATCGCCACCCATGATAGGATGACCGACGTGTGGGCCAATACCGGGTCTACTATCAGGCCAAAGGATTTGGCGAAGGCAGAACGGTAACAGCGAAAGTCTGGCGGCCAGATGGACAGATTGACGAAACACCTGCGTTTGAAGAGATCGGCGATGGATGCTATCAATTCGACTATGTGTATTCTACATCCGGCCGCTATCTTTGGCTGGTACGCGAAAACGGAGTCCGCTGCAAAGCAGAAGTTCTAACTCTTGGAGCCGGCAATGATGCGCCGGATGATCCTATGGCAGATACACTGGTAGTCTCAGTCGCCGAAGCCAAGCAGCACATACGCGTAACGAGTGCGGCCGACGATAGCTACATCGAGTCTTTGATTCTGGCCGTGCAGTCTCTCGCGGCTGCTTGGCAGGGTCGAACGTGGCTCAGCGCTACGCTGACGCAGGTACTCGATGCCTTCCCGCCGAACATACTCTACCTCCGCTATCCGCCGGCGACCAGCATCACGAGCATTGTGTACCTGGATGAGAGCGGCGATTCACAGACGCTTGCTGCTTCCGTCTACCGACTGGATGCTACCAGTGAGCCCGCCCGCGTGACGCTGGCCTACTCGCAGACGTGGCCGGCCACATACGCCGTGACGAACGCTATCACCGTTACGTATGTGGCTGGCTATGCGAGCGCCGCCCTGATCCCAGCCACCTGGAAACAGGCCGTGCTGCTCGGCGTGGGCCACTACTATGAGCACCGGGAGTCAGTAACCGACCTCAAGCTGGAAGTCCTGCCAATGGGCTTCTACGATCTGCTGTGGCCTGATCGCTGCTTTGGCGCGGAGAACTGCTGATGCAAGCCGGCCGACTGACGGAATACATCTCGCTGCAACGCGCTACGGCTACCCAGGACTCCTACGGGGCCGAAAGTAAGTCGTGGTCTACCTATGCTGACTGCTGGGCGCGCATAGAAACCATGACAGCAGCCGCCCGCTTGGTCGAAAAGCAACTCCTCATCGACGCCACACATCGCGTGACGATCCGCTGGACGCTGGATGTGCTGGTCACGGATCGCGTGTCTTGGGGCGACCGGCTGCTGGATATCGTCAGTGCCATTGACGCCGATCAGCGGCATGAGTCGCTGGTCCTTGAATGCCGGGAGAAGCTCTGATGCGCGTGCTTATAGCCTGCGAATTCTCCGGCGCTGTCCGCGATGCCTTCACTGCGAAGGGACACGACGCGGTTTCCTGCGATCTGCTGTCGTCCGAAAGGCCGGGGCCGCACTATCAATGCGATGTGCGAAAGCTGCTCAAGCTCGGCTGGGATATGATGATCGCTTTTCCGCCATGTACCTACTTAACTTGTGCCGGCAACAAATGGTTTAGTCCAAAATATGCGGCCAGATTTCCGCACCGCAAGAGGCACATGCTACAGGCCGTTGCATTCTTTATGCTGTTTGCCAATGCGGCAATATCGAAGGTGGCTATTGAGAATCCTATTGGCCGCATGTCGTCAATCTGGAGGAAACCAGACCAGATTATCCAGCCTTGGCAGTTTGGACATGATGCCAGGAAGGCGACTTGTTTGTGGCTGAAGGGTCTGCCTCCGCTGCAAGCCACGCAGGTGGTCAAGCCTACCATCGTGAGAACTCGCGGCGGTAACACGATGAGTGCTTGGCATGTTTCCTGCGGACACCTGGATAGGGACAATCGGGCCAAGGAACGCGGCAGAACATTTCAAGGCATTGCAGATGCAATGGCGGAGCAGTGGGGATAGTATGGCCGACAACATCAAAATGTCATTCCGCCTGGAAGGGGCCGAGCAGCTCAAGCAGCGACTCTCGGCCCTGGAGGGCAAAGTTCACAACAAGATAACTCGCGATGCCGTCCGCGCCTCCGGCAAAGTGCTCCTCAAGGCCAGCAAAGATTCCGCGAAGTCGATGGTCGGTGGCAAGATGGGCCGTAAGCTGGCCAGTGCTATGTCCCTCCGCAAGCAGAAGAGGCGCTTGCCGAGATTCGTCCAGATTATGAACATACTCTTCCGCACGGCGGGCAAAGGCGGGGGCCTTGTTCACGATTCCAAGAAGGGCCGCCGCACGTTCATTCCGGCCGCCATCGAATACGGCCACGGGGCCAGCAAGAATAAGGCCGCCATCCCCTTCATGCGAACAGCGTTCAAGAGAACGGCGGCTGAAGTGACAGCTAAGCTGGGCAAAGCACTGAGAGATGGCATTGAGCAGGAGGGCCGCAAGTGAGTGAATGCTTGGAATATCCTGAAGATGACGCTGCGATAGACGAAGCAGAGAGCCGATACAAGCGAGACGACTGCCCTTTGGCGGGCGGTCCATTGTGCTGTGAAGATTGCCGCGAGTGTGCGGTATGGTAGAGGTCTGCAAATGAGTAACATAAGTACAGCCATCGTTGTGTTGCTTCGTGCAGACACCAGCGTAGCTGCTCTTGTCGGCACTCGCATCTATCCGAACTACGCGCCGCAGAATTATACGCTGCCGGTCATCGTCTACACGCGGCTATCCGCCGGTCGTGTGCGCAGCGCCGACGGCAGCACTGGCATGGTAGCCATGAACATGCAGCTATCCTGCTGGGCGGCAACGAAGGCCGGAGCAGAGACACTATCGACGGCTGTGCAGTCGTGCCTCGATGACTACAGCGGCACGTCGGACGGAGTAGTTATTGATGTTATCAGCATGGACAACGAACTCGACGCTCCTATCGTGGAACCAGACAACGAAGAGCACAATGAGTTCGGCAAGATACTTGAATTTGAAATCTGGTATGAGGAGTAACCTATGAGTGCGACCCATGGTTTTGGAACTACTCTGGCCGGCGCTACGGCTGGCACAATCGGCGAAGTGCGGAAGTTAGATATCTCCGGCCGCAAGAGAGACAGCATCGACGTATCGAGCTGCGACTCCACGAGCAGCGCCCGCGAGTTCATCCCCGGCATGTATGACGATGGAGAAATCAGCGTAGAGGTTATCTACGACGGCGGCAATGCGGGCGTTGCCAATGCGCTGAACTCCGCGTTCACCGGCAAGGCTGCTGAGACATGGACGATTACATTCCCGGACACCAGCACTTTTGTGGGCAGCGGTTTCATCACAAGCCTGAGCACGGCATCTGCTTTCGAGAGTGAAATCACACAGTCGTTGACCATCAAGTGTAGCGGCGTTTGGACGTTTACCGACGTGGCTGTGTAAAGCAAAAGAATAGGAGGATGTATGTCACTGACAAGAGATGAATTTCTGAGTCTGCCAAACAACAAGATAGCGCAGGTTCCGCTGCTGGAAAACCGCGTAATATACGTCCGCGAGATGTCCGGCCTTGACCGCGAACGATTCGAGCTGGCGTGCTACAAACACAGTGAATCCGATGAGCTATACAGCGCACGCGCCCTGCTGACGATATTCTGTACGTGCGACATTGATGGCAGCCTGTTGTTCACCGAGGATGATCTGGATGCCGTCTCTCGGAAGCCCGCCGCTCTACTCGACGCCATCTATCGGGCCGCAATCGAACTGAATGCTCTCGGCCAAGATCGCGTGCTGGCTCTCGCAAAAAACTCCGAGACAGCCACGGATGGCGATTCGCCTACCGACTAGCACTGGCGATGGGCCGGCTCGACGTGCGGCGGATGCTCTCTGAGATGTCCAGCACCGAGCTGGCATACTGGCAGGCTTACTATCACGTCGAGCCCTGGGGCGAATGGCCGGCCGAGCGCCGAGCCGCCATACAGGATACGCTGATCGCTGGGGCGGCTGGTAGGAGGTGCTCACCGGACGAGTTTCTGCCAGAATCTTGGAAGGCCTCCAAGAAGCTGCAAACATGGCACGAAATGAAGAACGCGGTACTCATGCACTTTGGCAGTAGAGGATAGCTGATGGCAGTCATTGCACAACTACTCGCCCGTGTTGGCCTGGATTCATCCGGCTTTGATCGCGGCGCTCAGCGGACGAAGAAGAGCCTGCGTGGCATCGCCGAAGAATCAGCGCGCGCCCAGAAACGCTTCCAGGCGTGGGCTGCCGCAGGAGCCGCTCTTGGTGTAGCATACCTTGCTGCGCGCAGATTGTACGGCGTGATGAAGTCTATTGTCAGTATGGCCGCCGAACAAGAAGCCGTACAGCGCAAGATCTACGCAGCCCTGAATCTCGTCGGCGCTGGTACGGATGAAAATGTAGCCAAGACGGTTGCCTTCGCTACGGCTATCCAGCGTCTAACCACCCTCGGCGATGAAGAGCTGCTACAACAGATGGCCATTGGCAAGGCAATGGGCCTGACTACCAAGCAGCTCGGCGAAGCTACCGTGGCCGCCGTAGGTCTTGCGAAGGCCTACGACAAAGACTTGGCGACCGCTATGCGCATCGTCGCCCTTGGGGCTCAGGGTGAGACAACGCAGCTCAAGCGCATGGGCATCATTATCGACCAGAGTCTCAGCCCACAGGAAAAATACAATGAGCTGATCCGCCGAGGAGCGGAAGCATTTCGTTTGGCCTACGAAGAAACGCAAACAGCCAGCGGAGCCATGATTCAGGCTCAGAATCGCATCGGCGATGTCAAGCAGGCTATAGGCAGGGAACTGCTGCCGACTGCGGCCCACGCATTCAAGGGTATCGCAAGCCTCCTCGAAGCCAACCAAACAGATATGGCCGCGTGGGCTACCAATTCTGCTACGGCAATAGCACACGTCGTATCCGGGTATCTCGAACTACAGCACGCCGCCGGGACGTACCTTGAAAAAATCGCGGCTCCGAGGATTGCCAAAAAAACCGCCTTCGATAGATATTTGCAGGAATTTCCAGAAGACCTTGTGGCGGCAAGGGCCGCAATGGAGAAGGCGAGCAAACGTCCTTGGTTTATCGACATTCGGCCTACGGGTACGAACGAAGTGTGGAATTTCCTGACTCCCTCGCACCCAGAACGGCTCAAGGAACTGGAGAATCAGCTTCGTGATGAGCAGAATATGGTCATGCGAAGCCGCGAAGAGCTGCGCAAGCAGATATTGGCGAAACCTTTAACCAGCAAGTATGAGATTCCAGAGCTGAGTCTATCCGCCGAGGCCGACAAAGGCGAGCTGGCAAACCGCGAGGCCCTTGATATCGTCGGCAAGTCGATCTACGCGGTACACTTGAAGCAGCTTGACGCACAGCGCGCCATCACGAACGACTACAGGCAGAGCAATGAATATCTTCGCATCCAGCAGGAAATCGAAGAGGCTACAACGGAAGACCTTACTCTACGTAAGTCGCTCATGGATACCCTCAATAGAAAGTTTGAGGGCATCGAACAAGCAAAGCGCCTCAAGGCCGCCAACAATGAGATGGAGTCCGCCTTCAAGCAGAACATAAACGCGATGCTCTGGGAAGGCCAGTCGTGGGGCGACTCCATGATAAACATTGTGAAGGCTATCACTGCCGAGATTATCAACATGATCGTAGTCGAGCAGGCCGCCAAAGCCGCAGCAGGGGGCATAAGTAAAGTGTTCGGTATTGCGCTGAATGCTGTAGGGGCTGCCGCTGGAAGCAGCATTGGTTCGGCCTCCACGTCGCCTACAGTATCCAGCTATCCTCAAGCGACTGCCATGCACGAAGGCGGCCTTGTTGGCTGGCCCCGATTGCACGGCGGCCTTGCGGCGGATGAGTTTCCGGCAATCCTTCAGCGCGGTGAGGCCGTGACGCCGAAGGGCGGCCTCCAGGCGACCGTGAACATCATCAATCAGACCGGCCAGAACGTGAAGGGCAAGGTAACGCACACACAATTCGACGGCCGAAAGTATATAACCTCTGTCGTGCTTGAAGACTTGAATAACTATGGCCCTGTGCGGCAGGCATTTGAGGGGATGGGAAAATGAAAATTACGAAGGCGACAGCTTGTATTACAATGACTATTGGTTTGCTGTGGCTGACATTGTGTGTTTTGCCACTTGTAGTACAGCCGCAGATGAGCAGCATCCATTCGGCCGTACTCGTCTACAACGACTCTGGCCACGGCTCCGGCGTCGTGATCGGAGCGAACAAGGTTCTGACGGCGGCCCATGTAGCCGAACACAACGACCTGCGTGTGCGTTGTGACGACGGCAGCGAATACAAGGTGATCTCTGTAGTGTTCGATCCGAATTCCGATGCTGCGCTACTGACTCTTGATAGCGAGGTGTCCGTGCCCATCGTGCTCGTGGCTTCTCAGGATGCTTCTATTGGAGCTGAAATACAGTGCGTCGGCACGCCGGAAGACCCAAACTATCTGAACGCCCTATTCTATGGACGCGTTGTCAAGGCAGGCGTTGCTGTTGGGCATTGGCCTGTTGCGTCTCTTGTGGACACTCACTGCTATTCGGGGTGCTCCGGCGGTCCGGTATTCTGCGGAGGGCGGCTCGTTGGCATACATGTAGGCAGTAACGGGTGTGTGGGCTGCATACTGCCGTTATCCGAATTCCAGGAGATTCTGCCATGCCGCTGACCTTTCCGACGCTGTCCAGCGAGCCGATATACTATGCCTGGCAAGAGAGTCTCTACGCTGACCCCACGTTCGTATCAGCCGCCGAGCAGGGCTGCATGCTCAGCCGTCTGCGGGCGACCGTACAGTACAAGCGCTGGCACGTCGAATACCGGGGCGTCTCCGGGACCGACAAGCTGACCGTGGAGACCTTTCAGACCTCCGTGGGCGTTGG